TAGTAGCTGGATAGAAGAAGATGGCTTAGTTACAATAGAAGGGAAATTAGTAGATGATAAAAATATGCCGGGGGAAACGCTAGGAATTAGAAGGTTACAAACTCCTTTTAAAAACCTACTCCCCCTGCGTAAGTCTGTAAATGATTTAATAGGAGTACTAAAACAAAGAAAAAATACTTTTGTAGATAGTGATGGGAATGTTTTTATTTATCAAAAAACTAAGTTTACTTCACTAAAATACTACAAAATAAGAAAGATAGAACAGAAAACAGTTGCCTCTGTTTTATGGCTTAAAGGAGTGAATTTTCCTTTTAAAGTAATCAGACCCCCTCTACCAGAAGCTACGTGGGCGGGAGTTTTACACCTAAATAGCTTGCCATGGTTACTATATGAATACTCTGAGGATTTTAAATCCACTACTAAAAGGAAAATATGAAAGCTATTTTAAGCAATAGAATTTATCTTGAAGTAACGGACAAGTATAAGAATGAAGTAGAAGAAGAGTTAACATACATTATTCCTTCATACAAGCCCGATGACCCGCCTCAAGTCATTAAAAATATGAAACGAATTCGTCCTGGGTTAGTTACTATACCTATTGGAAGAACGGATCTTATACCAGATGACTATGAAGTAGTAGATAAACGAATATCATTGCCAGTGGACTTTCCTGACTTTAAGTTCTCTTTACGGGAAAGCCAAGAAGCGATTTATGATGATCTCATTGATAACTCTATAATAAACGCGTGGGTAAGTTGGGGAAAGACTTTTGTAGGATTAGCTATCGCGGGAAAGTTAGGTCAAAAAACATTAGTAGTAACTCATACAATACCTCTCCGTAATCAGTGGGTAAAAGAAACAGAAAAAGTCTATGGATTTACGCCAGGAATTATAGGTAGTGGAAAGTTTGAAACTAATACTCCTATCGTTGTAGGTAATACACAGACTTTATACCGTAACATTCCGAAGGTGAAAGATACTTTTGGGACAGTTATTTTGGATGAGATGCATCATGTTTCCTCTCCGACATTTTCTAAAGTTATAGACTCAAATTATGCAAGATATAAGTTGGGCTTATCAGGAACTATAGAAAGAAAGGATGGGAAACATGTAGTATTTAGAGATTACTTTGGAAATAAGGTTTATAAACCCCCAAAGGAAAACTATATGACCCCTATAATACATATCTTAAAATCTGAAGTACGATTTCTAGATGGTAATAGAACTCCCTGGGCTAATAGGGTTACAGCGTTAACAAACAATGAAGAATATATACATACTATATCCATGCTAGCGGCAGCCTACGCTGCAAAGGGGCATAAAGTCTTAGTAGTCAGTGATAGAGTACATTTTCTAAAAACTTGTTCAGAATTAGCGGGAGAAAATGCTATATGTGTTACAGGAGAAGTATCCCATGAAGATAGAGAGGTGTATTTAACTGAAATTAGATCTGGTAAAAAAGATATACTGTTTGGAACTCAGGCAATCTTTTCAGAAGGAATATCAGTAAATAACCTAAGCTGTTTAATCTTGGGCACTCCAATTAATAATGAGCCTCTTCTTACTCAATTAATTGGTAGAGTAATACGGAAAGAAGAAAATAAAAAGGACCCAGTGATTATAGACATCCATCTAAAAGGTAATACTGCTAGGAAGCAGGCTTCCAACAGGATGGGTTACTATATGAAACAGGGATATAATATAAAACAACTTTAAAAAAATAGTTCTTGACTTTTAAATTGTTTTCGAGTATAATATATGTTCTTATTTGATTGGTCGAAAATTTATCAAGAATCTGACGGTAATGTAACAGAGGTGCTTCGCATCTTTCGTATGTTGGTCCATAAACAGGTACCAAAAAATACCTATGATCCTATCTATAAATATTCACAGAAAAACTTTGTGGGGGAAAGCTATATGCTACACCCCGATGTCCTTCTATACCATTCTCATAAGTACTATTATAAAGAAATGGCACAGTACATTGCGCTCTGTTCCATGCGTCCGTACGCTCTTTATACTATAAATAATGAAACAACACTAGATACTCTATTGGTCCCAGTATTGAGTCCAGAAGAGATAATTAACGAAAACAGGCTACTACGTGTAGAAGGAAGTAAAATTCGTTTTCTATATGAAGAAGTCAATCCAACGGAGATACATTAATGGCTATTGCATTTAATCAACAAAAAGGTTCCGCACAAAAATCCTCTATTGTCAGCTACCAATATACAGATGGGGACAACCGGTTTCGTCTTGTAGGAGATATTCTTGCTAGATATGTTTATTGGGTAAAAGGTGAGAATGATAAGAATATTCCTCTGGAATGCTTATCTTTTGACCGAAACAAAGAGGCTTTCAATAACAAAGAGAAAGATTGGGTACGAGAGTACTATCCTGACTTAAAATGCGGCTGGAGCTATGCTACCCAGTGCATTGATAAAGGTCAAGTAAAGGTTGTAAACCTTAAGAAAAAGCTGTGGGAGCAAATTATTACTGCTGCAGAAGACCTTGGAGACCCCACCGATCCAGAATCGGGTTGGGATATTATTTTTAAGAGAGTAAAAACGGGACCCCTTCCGTATAATGTAGAGTACCAACTTCAAGCGTTGAAGTGTAAGCCCTCTTCATTAGACGACGAAGATATGGACCTTATTGCTGATCTTAAGTCTATGGACGAAGTTATGCCTCGTCCGACTGCAGACGCACAAAAAGAACTTCTGGACCGCATTAGAGACAGCGGAAGCGAAGAAATTGACGAGAGTATTGAAGAAGAATTTAAGATAGCATGATTCTATTTACTGCCGACTGGCACTTAAAACTAGGACAGAAAAATGTGCCAGCTAAATGGGCATTAGATAGGTATAAATCATTCTTTGAAAAAATTTATTCTTTAGAAGAGGATTGCGGTATGCACATTATAGGGGGCGATCTCTTTGATCGTCTCCCTAATATGGAAGAATTAGAACTTTATTTTTCTTTCATAAGAAGAGTAGGAATTCCTACTGTTATTTATGATGGAAATCATGAAGCTACAAAAAAGAATAAAACATTCTTTAGTCAACTAAAGCAAGTAAGTAAAGATATTAATCCTTTAGTTCATATAGTAGACATTTCATATGTAGACAATGAATTAGGTTTTAGTATCTTACCTTATGCAGATTTACATAGGAATAATAGTATAGAAGCGTTTGATACTAGTAAACCTTTATTTACTCATGTTCGTGGAGAAATTCCTCCCCATGTAAAACCAGAAGTAGATTTAGATAGATTCAGTGATTTCCCTATAGTATTTGCAGGGGACTTGCATGCACACAGTAATACTCAAAGAAACATTGTATATCCGGGAAGCCCCATGACAACTTCCTTTCATAGAAATGAAGTCTCAACGGGGTACATATTAATTAATGAAGGTAGTTGGGGTTGGTTGTGGGAGCCTTTTAATCTCCCACAATTAATCAGAAAAACTGTAAAGAGTCCAGAAGAAATGATTCCTACAGACTTTCACCATACTATCTATGAAATAGAAGGAGATATCCAAAAATTAGCTTCTGTAGAAAACTCAGAGTTACTAGATAAAAAAGTAATAAAGAGAAATACAGAGACAGCATTAGTTATTAGTAAAGAAATGACTATAGAAGAAGAACTAGTAGAATATCTAACTTATATTTTAGAGATTCCAGAAAAACAAACCCATGATATATTAAGAACGTATAATGATTACTCTCAAAAGGTTGCAATGGAGTAACTGTTTTAGCTATGGACCTAATAATGAATTAGATCTTGACGATAGTACTGTTACTCAAATTATTGGCACTAACGGGATGGGAAAGTCTTCCATTCCGTTAATTATTGAAGAAGCCCTTTATAATAAGAATTCAAAGGGTATAAAAAAGGCAGACATTCCTAATAGATATATAAAGGATGGATATTCTATTTGGCTTTCTTTTGAAAAAGATGGAGATAAGTACGAAATAAATATTGCTAGGAAAACAGGGATAAAAGTAAGTTTAGTAAAAAACGGGGAAGATATTTCTAGTCACACAGCGACTAATACATATAAAAGTATACAAGAGATAATAGGAGTAGATTTTAAAACCTTTTCTCAATTAGTATACCAAAACACCAACGCAAGTTTACAATTTCTTACCGCAACAGATACTAATAGAAAGAAATTTCTAATAGAATTATTGAATTTAGATAATTATGTAAATCTGTTTGAGGTATTTAAGGAAGCTTCAAAAGAATCAACCTCTAAGGTATCTCACCTAACTGGCGAGGTATCCATGATTGAAAAATGGTTGTCCTCTAACAAACTTAGCACTACTATGCTACTTCCTATGCTAAATTTAGATATTTCTACGGAAGAAGAGGAGAAAGAAGCTGGTTCCTTATCAATAGAACTTGAAAATATTTCCGAAAAAAATAAAAAAATCTCACAAAATAATACATATAAAAATATGTTAAGTAAGATAAATATCGAAGAATTACATAGTCTTCCTTCTATAGAAAAACAGTCCTATGATGAGTACCAAAAAGAGTTAGGGCAGGCAGAGGCTGCTAAAAGGGCTGCGGAGAAGATGCTAAGTAAATTAGAGGGGTTAGAGGATATTTGTCCGACTTGTGAACAAGAAATAGACCCTGTGTTTATGAATAACTTAGAAGACGAGGAAAAGAAGTTAGTAGAAAATTTATCCTATAAAATAGAAGAATGTAAAGCATTCATTCAGGCTATAAAGGAAAGAAATAAAGAACATAGTCGTAGGGAAGCCTTAAAGAAAGAATGGGAAGATTTATTTAGAAGTATAGATACTTCTTTACCCGCTCAAACTTTGGATAAAGAGGAATTAGTAACAAAACTATCTAAGATTAGGCAAGAACTAAAAGCACAAAAGAAAAAGATACAAGAAATAGCCGCAGAAAACGAGAGGAGAACTAGAGAAAATACAAGGATCGAAGTAATAAAATCTCAATCAGGAGAAATGCAAGACAATCTTCATGCCATTCAAAAGGATCTAGGAACGCAGAAAGATTTGAATAGTAACTTAGAAGTATTGAAGAAAGCATTTAGTACAAACGGTCTTTTAGCATATAAAATAGAAAATCTAGTAAAAGAACTAGAAGATTTAACAAATAGTTATTTAGCGGAGTTATCCGACGGTAGATTTACTTTAGAATTTGTAGTATCAAATGATAAATTAAATGTACAAGTAACAGACAATGAAAATATAGTAGATATTTTAGCTTTATCTTCAGGAGAGCTAGCAAGAGTAAATACTGCTACTTTAATAGCAATACGTAAATTAATGAGTAGTATTTCTCAGTCTAGAATTAATATATTATTTTTAGATGAAGTTATAAATGTCTTAGATGAGAGCGGAAGAGAAAAACTAGTAGAAGTTCTTTTAAGAGAAGAATTAAATACTTATGTAGTTTCTCACGGATGGACTCACCCGTTGCTTCAAAAGATAGAAGTAATAAAAGATGGAAATGTGAGTGCTTTAGAAAAATAAGATGGTAGATTCAAGAGCAAAAGGAGCAAGAGGGGAGTATTTAGTAAGGGATATGCTGAGAGAGTATACAGACTTACAGTTCGAGAGAGTGCCTAGCTCCGGCGCTCTTGAATACTTAAAAGGAGATTTATATGTTCCTCATAAAAAGAACGTATTCTGTATAGAAGTAAAAAATTATGCAGAATCTCCTTTATCCGATAAGATGTTTACGCAGAGAAAAACGAATAATTTAATTCGTTGGTGGAAAAAAGTAGAGCTTCAGGCAGACGGAGGGGATCAAGAACCTCTCCTATTCTTTAAGTATAATAGGTCGCCCGTATTTGTAGTAACAAAACGAAAACCTAAATCTAAAGAAGTGGAATATATGTATATAAGCTGGTTAAACTGTTATGTGAGTTTAGCATCAGTATGGTTAATGTTAGAAGAGGTAGAATTTATATAATGGCATTTAATTTTAATGAAAAATTAGTAGGGGCAGAGGGTAATGGAACTCTTATTATAGATTCTTTAAATCTAGCATTTAGATATAAGCATAGAAAGCAAACGGATTTTAGATATGAATATCAAAGGACGGTACAGTCTTTAGCTAAATCGTACCATTGTGGTAATATAATTATTACAGCAGACTGGGGGTCTTCTACCTTTAGAAAAGAAGTAGATCCTCAGTATAAGCAAAATAGAAAAGATAAAATAGCAGAACAAACTGAAGAAGACAAAATGGCTTTTGAAGAATTTATTTCTGAGTATGAATCTACTCTACTTCTTTTAGAAGAAGATTATGTGATACTACGATTTAGGGGAGTAGAAGCAGACGATATTGCTGCTCATCTAGTAAAAGAAAAGGAATTATATGGTTTTGGTTACATTTGGCTAATTTCTAGTGATAGAGATTGGGATTTACTAATACAAGATGATGTTAGTAGATTTTCTTATGTAACTAGAAAAGAAGTCACATTAGATAATTGGTCTAGTCATTATCAAGTATCCCCTGAAGAATACATATCTTTTAAGTGTTTAACTGGAGACACTGGAGATAATATACAAGGAATTCCTGGTATAGGACCAAAACGAGCTACAGACTTGATAAAAGCATATGGAAGTGCCCTAGATGTATACGATGCTGTTCCCATTGATAGTACCTATAGTCATATTAAAAATCTTAATGAATATTCAGAGAGAATATTAAAGAATTATGAACTTATGGACTTAGTAACGTATTGCGATGATGCAATAGGAACAGAGAATATTTCTGTAATACGGGAGAAACTTAATGCAGCTTAACTACAATAGGGATAATTATCTATCTGAGTTTAGTGTAAAAACTTTAGAGGATAGGTATTTATTAGATAATGAGACTTCACCACAAGAAGTATTTGCCAGGGCAGCAGTGGCTTTTTCAGATGATGAAAGCCATGCTCAGAGACTATATGACTATGCAAGTAAACTGTGGTTTATGTTCTCTACCCCTATTTTATCTAATGGAGGAACAAAAAGAGGATTACCGATTAGTTGTTTTCTGAACTATGTAGAAGATAGTAGAGAAGGTATTACTTCTCACTATACAGAAAATGCTTTTCTTTCTTCAGCAGGTGGCGGGGTTGGAGGATCTTGGAGCGGGGTCAGGAGTGTAGGCTCGACAACGAGCAATGGCTCCGAAAGTACGGGTGTAATTCCTTTTATGAAAGTAGTGGATGCAGAAATGCTAGCATTCTCTCAAGGAGTGACACGACGGGGAAGTTATGCAGCATATCTGGATATATCGCACCCAGAAATTGAAGAATTTCTAGATGTGCGCAAACCTACTGGGGGAGACATAAATCGTAAGTCAGTAAATCTTCATCATGGAATAATGATTGGGGATGACTTTATGCAATTGATTGAAAACGCCACCAGACAAGAGGGCTTTGATGATTCTTGGGAATTAATTGACCCTCATACAAAAAAAGTAAAGAAAGTTGTTTCAGCAAAAACTCTTTGGGTAAAACTTATCCAAAACAGAGTTGAAACAGGGGAACCATACATAGTATTTAAGGATACTGTGGACGAAGCACTACCTGATTTTCAGAAGAAATTAGGATTACAAGTACATCAGTCAAATCTTTGTTCAGAAATTACGTTACCTACGAACGAAGAGCGCACTGCAGTATGTTGTTTATCTAGTGTAAATTTAGAGGAATATGATGAGTGGAAAGATAATGACCTATTTATACCGGATCTTGTACGCATGCTTGATAATGTTTTACAATATTTCATTGAAAATGCGACAGACGCTTTGGGAAAGGCCCGATATAGTGCAGCAAGAGAAAGAAGTATTGGACTTGGGGCCATGGGATTTCACGCCTATTTACAACGGCATAACATCCCGTTTGAAAGTGCTATGGCAAAAGGTAGAAACCTTCAAATGTTTTCTAGAATCAAAGGTGAAGCAGAACGAGCCACAAGAGAGTTGGCAGATGAAAGAGGTAGGTGCCCGGATAGTGAAGGGTCTAACACAACAGTTAGAAACTCTCATCTTCTTGCTATTGCCCCTAACGCTTCTAGCAGTATTATTTGTGGCAACACTTCCCCTTCTATTGAGCCTTATAGGGCTAATGCTTTTACACAAAAAACTAAGTCTGGCAGTAGTCTCCTTAAAAACGAATATTTGGAGGATATCTTACGAGACTTGGGACAAGATACGGACGAAATTTGGAAAGGTATAATTACAAAGAATGGATCGATTCAACATTTGGATTTTTTAGATACTTGGACAAAAGATGTATTTAAAACAGCAGTAGAGATAGATCAGCGTTGGGTGATTGAAATGGCAGCAGATAGACAGGAGTTTATTTGCCAAAGTCAGTCCTTAAATGTATTCTTTCCTTCAAATGTTTCAAAACAGGAGCTTCATGCCACACATATGATGGCGTGGAAGCGGGGAGTAAAAACGCTATACTATTTAAGAAGTGAGGCTTATAAAAGGGCTGAAAACGTTTCTGATGAAGTACTAAGACAACGTATTTTTGATAGTATAGATGAAGATGGTTGTTTAGCTTGTGAAGGGTGAAATGAACTTACTAGAAGAAAGAGAGTATTATAAGCCGTTTAATTATCCTTGGGCTTTTGAATACTATAAAACACAACAACATATGCATTGGTTACCTGATGAAGTTAACCTAGCAGATGATTTAAGGGATTACAGAGATAAACTTACTGTGGGGAATAAAAATCTTCTCTCTAGTATTTTTAGATTTTTTACTCAGGCAGACGTAGATGTATGCTGTGGATATGCGAAGCATTATCTTCCTACATTTAAACAGCCAGAGGTAAGAATGATGCTTGCTGCTTTCGCCGCAATGGAAGCAGTACATCAAGAAGCATATTCATTATTACTAGAAACATTAGGATTTAGAGATGATGAATATCAACGTTTTTTTGAACATAAAGAGATGTTAGACAAGCATGAGTACTTAAGCAACTTTGGTATGGATAGTCCTATTGATATTGCTAAAACTCTTGCAGTATATAGCGGGTTTACAGAAGGAGTACAACTCTTTAGTAGTTTTGCTATTTTACTTAACTTTCCTAGACATAATCTAATGAAGGGTATGGGACAGATTGTTACATGGTCTATTAGAGATGAAACTCTACATGTGGAGGGAATGTCTAAGTTATTTCGTACTTTTATTAAAGAAAATCCAGAGTTATGGAACGATGATTTAAAGTATGAAATCTATTGTGCTGCGGAACGTACTGTAGAGTTAGAAGACGCTTTTATTGACTTATGTTTTAAAGACGCAGAAATTCCGTCCTTAACACCTGAAGAGGTTAAACAGTATATTAGATATACTGCTGATCGAAGGTTGTTGGGATTAGGAATGAAAAAAATTTTTGGGAGTCAGGACAATCCATTAGGATGGCTTGACTACATGTTAAACGCTGTGGAACACGCTAACTTTTTTGAAAACCGTGCTACTGAATACGCACGGGCAAGTACCACAGGAAATTGGAAGGATATATTTAAATGATGGGATTACCGGAAACACTCTCTATTGAGGGAAAGAGCTACATAACAAACGACTTATCAGAAAAAGCACAGTATTTAGTGTCACAACTAATGAAACTCAATGCCCGCATTGCGGATGCAAGTGCAGACATTGAAGTTTTACAGATTGCTTTAGAAAAATACAGGGTTACCCTACTAGAAGAAGTAGAACAAGAACTAGAAGAAGATTCGGAAGAACAGGAAACCCAGGAAATTTAATAATTACTAGGGCGTTCCTTTTATTCTAGTTTAAGAGGCAGTATATGCTTTACCTGCGGTAATGGCAGAATTAGTGGCGGCCATGTCTTCAGACCCCCAATCAGATTTTGCAACCATCAATTCTAGGTGTTCTACATTTCTGTCAACACGGTCTTGTCTGTCCGCTGCTGATTGATCAGCATCCTGTGTTCCGCCTATAATAGCGTTGATTAGATCGACGCTGTGGCCCATTGCTGTATAATCTTGTGCTTTGTCGGCACTGGTTCTAGGTTCGCTCATTTAATTTCTCCTTTAGGAATTTAACTTCGTCCGATAATTCTTGGACGGCTTTTACTAATACTGGGACTAACTTACCATAAGCAGCCTCCAGTTTTTCTGGGTTATCTTTAAGGACTAATTGTAGATGGTCCTCGGCATCATGTTTTTGCTGCGTCTCATCCAAGTCTTGGGCGATAAAACCAAAATCTTGAATGCCAACCTTACCTCCGTCGCGCATGTTCCATTCAAACTGAACAGGACGCAAGTCATTGATGAAATCAAGTCCTTGAGTAAGGTCTACGATATCAGTTTTGTCTCGTTCGTCAGAAAGAGCAGAGATTGACTGAACCTG